TCGCTCCATTCTTCGCGAGAGACGATTTCAATCGCTTTCTCGTAAGTAATCAGATCGCTGGAATGGAGAGAATATGCTCCCGCGAGCAACGCGCCTATTTGATCCCCATATCTGCGTGACTTCAAATGCTCGGCAACAGCTTTAGCGAAAGTCAGAGCGTTTGCCCTAATAACTGGCAAAAGTGAAACTGACCGGCTAATCAAGCCGGATGCGAACTCAGGCGTAATGCGCTCATATGTAACTGCCTCCAAATCCTCGAACGGAATATCGCCGGGCCGCGAATGATCTCTGAGAGACAAAACCGTTACGCGGCTTTCGTCCGATCTCTTGGTAATGCCTGTATTGATCGACTGAAACAAAAAGCATGATCTTGGTTTATATGATTTGGCCTTTATGCCGGACGCGTCTCCCTTCAAAATCTGCACGGAGTTCTCAGAACTAGCCACGCGCTGATAACCTAGAATTTCCTCCATTCGAAACGCACTCGACTTACTGTCTCTTTCAGCTTCGTCGAAAATGACAGGGCGCGCATCCGATTGGAGTTCCTGACGAATACCTGGTTCCGTTGTGTTAAACGCAACATACAGGCCAATCTTTGAAAGGCAGACATTCACGATCCTGTCCATCACCCAGCTTTTCCCGGCGCCACTACCTCCGGTGATCCATATCGACGGGCGCCATTCCAGCGCGCCGCATATGGGCGCCAGCACAATCCAGCCCGCGAGCAATGTGCCATTGGCAGGTGTTTCCCATCTCAACAGTTTGCAGATTTTCATGAGCCAATGCGCGTCTTTAGTCGCCAGTGGCGCGCTGATATCTTTCAACAGGCTTAAATCTGATTCGTAAATATACGGGCTACCTGGATATTGCAGGGATCGACGCCGACCATTGACGATCAGTGCATCGCCGATATGGAGGACTGGCGTTTTTCCTTCCATCCACGCGCCCCGGCCTCGGATGAAATGGGGATCAAACTGGCCTCTTTGCCGGCACAGCTCCATGAGATAATCGGCAAGTTGCACCCATGAAAATCCCTGTTTTGACCAAAATTGCTGAAATTCCACTTCCCAGTATTTTGCGGCACTTGCCATGCCTGACAAATTAGCTCGCGTATGCTCCGCCGGTCTGAGTTCAGTTACGACACGTTTGCTCTGTGAAAAGTAATAAAACGTATCTTTTATATATCCCAATGGGATTACGCCAATTCCACGCGGCTCATCTTCCTCTGGTTCACCATCGTTTGGTGGACCATGATTTACGTATTCTTCGTGATTTACGTATTCTGCGCTTTCATCATCCCGAATTAGTCTGTTATTCAACCATTCTTTAGGATTTTCCGCATCCAAATCTGCGGCATCGAATCCTTGCGGTAATCCAGATATATCAATCACTCTAGATTGCGGTAATTTTTCTAATATTTCCGTTGCCGCTTTCATACCGGGCTCATCGGCGTCAGGCCAGATTACGATCTCACGTCCAACCAGCGGCGACCAGTCTGCGTTTTTGACTGCGCTAGATCCGCCAGGCCAGGTTACGGCGACAAAATCGGGAAACAAACGTGCGGCGGCATCGGCGGCTTTTTCGCCTTCGCAGACCATGACGGGAGCGTCATGCCTCTCAAAGAGGATTTGGAGGCCGTACAGGGGCCTTGGGGCGTTTGGGTGCTTCCATACCCACCCATATGCTCCAATGCCTGTACGGCCCCAGGAAAGCCCCCTGAACGTCTTCTTGTGTGTTTCGGTGGCCTCTGTGCGCACCACATAGCTCACAACGCGTCCTTGCGCGTCCATATAGGGGTAAATTGTCGCATCTGGTGGCAACGGAGCCGGCGGCGCATCCGGCGGCGGAGCGCACGAGACGTAAACCGCCCGGGCAGTTTTGGCCGCCCCTTTATCCCCATCCGTCACCCCCCTATCCGCATCCTTGGCCGAGGCGCGCTCGACACCCAGATATTCGAGCGCCTCAGCTACCGTGCAATGCCGAGTTTTCTGAACAAAATCTATGACATCTCCCTTTTCACCGCAGCCAAAGCAATGAAACCGATTTCCCCGATAAACCGTGAAACTCGGCGTTTTCTCGTCATGAAACGGGCATAGTCCCAAATATTCCGAACCGCGCCGCGTCAATTTGACCGTGCGCCCGATCACTTCCTCGATTCGGACGCTGGCCTTGATGGCCTCCATGTCGGTCATGGTTTAACCGCGATTGGCGGCGGGCAGGCGGGATATGATTTTTTGGTCCGAGGCCGCGAAATCGGGTCTTGCTTCGGAGATCGCGCCCCGGACAATCTCGGCCGCCGCCACGCCGCGCCTTTTGCTCTCGGTGCTGATATATTCCCACTGATGCGGCGTGAAAGTGATGCAGAGCTTGATGTTTTTCACGAAAGCCTCCGTTGTATTAAAGATTACTAAAGCATCCATGTGAATGGCGTCAACGAATATCCAGCCCGGCGGCACAAAAAGACTTGCCAGGGCGGCACAAAAAAAATATGATGAGTTTCAATAGGTTGGCACACGATTGAACAAAGTGTACCGCCCATGTGCACGCTAGGTGTGCCGGAAATTCGACGCTATATCAGCATCGTTGCCAATTGTCACGCCTGGTACACTTTTTCCAGGAAAATAGCTATACGCGCGGAATAGGGATGACTGTATGTATTTTAGAATAATGGTGTACCGGTGTGCCAATAGCGTACTACTACTACTTACTAACTAATAAGAATTTATTTATTATAAGGGGTTATCCCTTCCGTGCTGAAAATTTCAGGCGGCACACCAGTGTTCACCGTGACGGCACCGGAATGAATTATTTGTGCCGCCTGAAAATCGCGTCGCCGAATACGTTTTCGGCTTGACAAGATGTGACGTGAGAGCCAATAGATAGCGACACACAGGAGAACATCTAAGTGATTATTGAAAAGGACATCCCAATCCCATTGAGATACAACACTCGCGGAGCTTTTGGAGGATCTAAATATCAATTTTCCAAGATGGAAATTGGGGACTCTGCACTGGTTTCTAGGGCTGGCCATGCTACGGCTAGAAAATTTTCAGAGCGTCATCCCCCTTACAAATTTACATCCCAAAAACAACCAGACGGCACGATCCGCATCTGGCGAACCGCATAATCCGCTTGCCAAATCCGCACCGGGAAATGTAAATCGCAGGTATGAACAAGGGCCGACCTTCGAGCTATAAACCGGAATATGTGGAGCAAGCGCGTGCCCTTGCGGAGAATGGCGCGACAACGTTCGACATTGCGGAATTCTTTGGCGTCTCCGTCCAGACCATCCATAACTGGATGGCGAAACACACGGATTTTGTCGAAGCCATAGAAGTTGCTAAAAAAATAGCCGATTCTAGGGTAGAACGCTCATTATATGAGCGGGCAATCGGTTACAGCTACAATGCTGAGAAGATAATGTCCTATGAAGGGGAGATAATCAGGGCACCATACGTTCATCATGTGCCTCCAGAGATATCTGCACAGATAATTTGGCTAAGAAATAGGCAACCAGACAAATGGCGGCAGCAACCAACAAGCGATGAAGGTGAAACAACGATCACCATTACCGGCGGATTGCCTGATTAATGGGCATTACCATCGCGCTGCCGACGCTGCATGCGGGCCAGGTTGAATGCTACAAGGCACGAAAGCGCTGGAACCGGGTGCGTTGCGGGCGCCGTTGGGGGAAAACCAAGCAGATCGTCACTATTGGCGCAAATGACGCCACAAAGCGTAAGAAAGTGGCTATTATTGCGCCAGAGCACAAGCAGCTTTACGAGATATACGATGAATTAATAGGCATTCTGTCTCCCATCAAACGCCGCGCCTCCAAAACTGAGGGCACAATCAGGACTACGACCGGCGGAGTAGTGGACTTCTGGGCGCTGAACGATAATGAGCTGGCTTGCCGTGGGCGTGAGTATGATCGGATCCTCGGCGACGAGATCGCCTTTACGAAACTTCGCCAGATGCAAGGAATCTGGCGGAAATCGATCAAGCCCACGCTGCTGACCACGCGTGGGGATGCGTGGATATTCAGCACGCCGAACGGCATCGATCCTGACAATTTTTTCTTCAACCCGGACGATGGCGAGGAATGGAACGATTTTCACGCCCCAACGTCATCCAACCCCATGGTGCCGCCGGAAGAGATCGAGCGTGAGCGCCTAACCAATCATCCGCTCGTTTTTAAACAGGAGTTCCTGGCGGAGTTTGTCGACTGGTCTGGCGTCCAGTTCTTCGATCTGCAATCTTTCCTGGTCAACGGCGCCCCTGTCCCCATCCCTGACCGCGTGGATGGCGTGTTTGCCATCATCGACAGCGCGACGAAAACCGGCAAGGAGCATGACGGTACCGGAGTGGTTTATTGCTCCATCCAGCGCGTGCCGCAGCCCAGGCTGGTGATCTTGGATTACGATCTGGTCCAGATCGAGGGCGCGCTGCTCGAAACATGGCTCCCCACGGTCTATCAAAACCTGGAGGCTCTTGCCCGTGAGACAAACGCCAGGGCTGGCTCAATGGGCGTGATGATCGAGGACAAGGCATCCGGCATGATCCTGCTGCAGCAGGCCCAGAGGCGTGGCTGGGGGGCCAGGCCGATTGATAGCGCGCTGACTTCTGTGGGCAAGGACGAGCGGGCCATCTCGGTTTCTGGCTACGTCTACCAGGGGCTGGTAAAGTTCTCTGATCGTGCGTACAACAAAAACGTGGTGTTCAAGGGCCGGTCGAAAAACCACTTGGTCGATCAGATAACCTCGTTCAAAATCGGGGATAAGGACCAAAAACGCGCTGATGATTTAACTGATTGTATGACATATGCGATCTCGGTTGCGCTGGGTAATAGTCGTGGTTTTTAAAGTAATTTACCGAGTTTTTGCGCGAAATAGATGGGATCATGCGCCCATTTCTGCAAATTGCAGGAACGACATGTCAGTTGTAGATTTTTCCTACTATTTTCCCCTCCTTGAGAAATAGGCACAATATGGTCAACATGATATTTATTTTGTATATTTTTTGCACAATATGCGCATTTACCTTTTTGCATGGTCAGAATATCCAAAATATCTTGCCATGTGTGAGTTCCAGAAACTATTTGTTTTTGCTTTCTGTTTCTATGATGAGTTCTGTATCGTTCTGCATTCTTTTTACGGTATTCTTTTTTGCGCTCCTTTATGGAGGGATCGACTGCTTCACGAGCCTCTCGTCTAAGCTTGGCGCATTCGGAACACATTCCATTTACTACCAGTCGTTCCGAAAAATGACCGCGTTTGCATGGATCTGGACTAAGATATCTAGTTTTCCCATCGGCCTTAGCTTGTTCCCGAGGAGAAAGAACGCGGGTGGCGCGACGTTTTTTGGTTTCTTCTTTCAAGAATTTTATGTGATCTTTGGAGCATTCAAGGCATCTTGTGCAAGACGCGTATCGAAAAGCTATATGTCCTTTAGGGCACGGCTTGCCTGTAAAGTAAAATTTCAAACCTCGCGCTTTAGCTTCTTTTTTGGAAATAATGGCGTGAGTCATGAAGGCATTATGTCATGAGTTTAGACCGTAGCAAATACCGTCAAGGAGGTTTCTGACCGTGATCATCTTCCTTATCCCTATTTTCGTCGTCATCTTCGCCTTGATCTTCCTTTGGTGGTTTGCGAGCCTTGCCGTTTTGCTGGCCCGGCTCGTTTTCGCCGTGCTAAGGCTGCTGGCATTGGTGTTCGTCGTGTGGCCCTGCCGCGCGGGTGAACGCCTGGCTGAATACTTGACGAGACCCAAGGAACTATGAGCGGTTCGATAGACAACAGCGCGGGGACAACCAACGCTTGGGCCGGCGTAGGCGGTTCATATGGCTCGGAACTGACCCGCATTCTGCTGTGCGAATCTATCCAGCCCGGCAGCGATGTCTCCTATCAAACGTGCAAAACACTCTACGCGTTTCACCCTCTCGGCGCCAAAATCGCGGATGACCCCATCATTCTAGCCCAATCCCAGCGCCGCGAAATCAGCATTCCGAACTCGCCGGAGAGCCGGGTTAAAGAGGCGTTCGAAGCGCAATGGCAGGAAATGGACCTCGACTCATACATTTTCGGCATTGCCTCGACCTCCCGAATCTACGGCATCGGCTCGCTGTTTTACGGCGCTGTCGGCAAGGACGGCAAAGCGCTACCCACCAATGAGCCAATCGACCCGTGGGATTTGCACAAATACCAGATCTATTTCTCGGTTGCCGATCCGCTGAACACTGCAGGGTCGCTTGTCCTGAACCAGGACCCAAATTCCCCGGACTTCCAGAAAACCCACTCCATCGCCGTTGCCGGCCAGCCCTACCACTCCAGCCGCGCGGTCGTGCTGATGAACGAACGCCCGCTCTACATTGAATGGAGCAACCCGGCGTTTGGTTTCACGGGCCGTTCGGTTTATCAGCGTTCTCTATACCCCCTTAAGTCGTTTATCCGTTGCATGAAGACGGATGAGATGGTTGCCCGTAAATCGGGGCTGCTTATAGCGAAGATAAAGCAACCCGGTTCTATCATCAACAATTTGATGCAAATCGCAACTGGCGTCAAGAGGGCATTGCTGAAAGAAGCACAAACCGACGAGGTTTTGTCCATCGATCCGGATGAAGCCATCGAAACGCTCAACATGCAGAACATTGACGGCGCCTATGGCCAAGCCCGGAAAAACATCTTGGAGAATATCGCCGCCGCCACACCTATGCCCGCAATCATGCTGAATGGCGAGACGTTTGCCGAGGGGTTTGGAGAAGGCACGGAGGATGCGAAGAAGGTCGCTCACTTCATCAACCGCATCCGTATGTGGATGCAGCGGGTTTACGCGTTCTGTGACGTGATCTGCATGTACAAGGCTTGGACGCCGGAGTTTTACGAGACGATCCAAGCCGAGTTTCCGGACTATCGGAAGATCGACTACAAAACCGCGTTTATGCAGTGGAAGAACTCGTTTAAGGCCGAATGGCCGTCGCTTCTGATTGAGCCGGAGAGTGAGCTTGCGAAGGCAGAGGATGTCAAGCTTAAAGCTATCATCGCCATGCTAGAAATACTTCTGCCTCAACTTGATCCCGAAAATATGGCTTTGACCATTCAATGGGCGGCTGAAAACTTCAACGATTTGAAGCTTCTTTTTACATCGCCTCTTATTCTGGATTACGACAGTTTGTCTCAATTCATGGAGGAGCGAAAGAAACAGCAAGACGAAGCCGCGCAGGCCACAATTGCACCTCCTGAAGCTGCGCCCCCAGAGAGCGGGCGCACATGACACAGCAGGACATGCTCGCCAGATATGAACTAATCAAGGCCGAGCATGCCTTTGCATGTGATTTGTTTTCCAACTCAACTGACAACTATGAGCGTATCGTGTGGTATAGCGTTTCCTGGGAGCTTTATTCCGAGGCCCACGAATTGAGCAAGAAGATCGCCGCCCAAAAGGGCCTTCCTCTGTGGCGCTAGGCGTTTTCTACCGCACGCTCACTGAGGCCGTCGCGGACATCACGGAACACGGCTTCGATAGCGAGGCGCGCGTGCACGACTGGGTCGAGCGCATCCGCCGCGCGGCGCGGGACGATCTTGTACCCGAGGCACGGCTCACGGCGGAGCTAAAGCGCGTCTTAACCTCGGCCTATGACCGCTATGTGGAACGCGGCGGCATCTTGCTGCGGCATCAGGACATCCCGCGATGGACGATTGACCGGGTAAAGCCGAAACTGCGGAGCGAGCTGGATCGGCGCATTATGGCGTCTGCCGGGCTGATCAAGCTGAACCGCGAGCAGTCAAAACAGAAGACCGTCCAGCGCTTTGTGGGCTGGGCAACATCCATTCCTGCGGGCGGCTCTAGCGTTGTCGAGCGCGTGCCGGTCAAAACCGAAATCCGCAAGGCGCTGGCATCGCTACCGTTTGAAGAGCGCCGGGTGCTGATCGACCAGTCTCATAAGTTGATCTCGGCCGTTTCCAATATAGTCGCAACGGATGGGGGAGCAATTGCGGGCGTCTGGAACGACCATGGACACACGGACAAATCGTACAATGCCCGGCCCGAACACCTCAAGCGAACCGGCAAGTTTTTCCTGATCCGTGATAATTGGGCGCAGCAGGCCGGTCTCTGTAAACCGGGCCCGGATGGCTATATGGACGAAATCGAAGCGCCAGGGGAATTTGTGGGGTGCCGGTGCTTTTACCGATATGTGTATGCAATCCGCCGTTTGCCTGAGTTCATGCTGACTGAGAAGGGCAAGAAAGCGCTGGCGGAGCGCGCCTCCGTTAGTATAAACATGCCAGCGTGAAGCCTGTAAACGAACTAACCGAAATGGAAATTGCCGACGGCATCCGCGACGGATTGCTGCAATCTCCAACTATTTGCGGTAATTCTGGATATTTCGCAGTTCGCATTTTCGGTACTGGCGCGGCATATCGATCTGGTGTTGACGAATATTCGTGGCGCGATCCTGATATTTACATCACCGACGAAGTTGTGCGCCGATGCAACGGAATGCCGGTCATATTCTATCATCCGATTGACGGAATGTTAGACAGCGAGAGTTTTCGACAACAAATCGTAGGAACCATAATCCTGCCTTACATCAAAGGTGAGGAAATATGGGGAATTGCAAGAATTCTTGATGAGGACACAATAAATATCCTCAGCAATCTGGAAATGTCCACATCGCCCGCCGTTAAGTTCGCGCGGGGTAGCGGGACACGAAAGATTATAATTGACGGCGCGAAAACGCTTTTGTTAGAAGGTTTGCCACAACTCATTGACCACCTCGCAATTTGTGAGCATGGGGTATGGGACAAGTTAGGCGAGCCGTCTGGCGTTATATCCGATTCTGTAGGAGTTCAAAAAGTGCCTGATGATGCACCGGAAGTAAAAAAGGCCGACGCGGATACAGCGCCCCCGGCTTGGGCTGCGGATATGATGAAGCGCATGGACAGCTTTGGCCACCTCATGGAGCGCATGGACGCCATCGACAAGAAGATGGACGAATCTTTCGAGAAGTGGGCGAAAGAGGAAAAAGAAGAGCCTGAACACAAAGAGGATTCCAAGAAGCGCGCCGATGCCGAGGACAAGAAAGAAGAGTCCGAGGAAGAAAAGAAGGGGCGCGAGGAAAAGGAAAAGGCCGATGCTCAGATGAAGGCTGACGCCACCAGACGCCTGGACGAACTGGAGGCTAAATTGCGCCCCACCGAACGCTCCGATGCAGAGACCGCCGAATGTGCCGATGCTCAAGCGCGCTGGGATAGCGTGGCGATGGCGTTCGGCAAATCCGCTCGTGCCCCTCTGGCTGGCGAAACTCCCGCCGCATATCGCCGCCGTCTGGCATCTGAATATCAGCAGCACTCCACGCGCTGGAAATCCACCGATCTTGCCACCCTACCCGCAGATGCGCTCTTCAACGCCGAGGCGGACATTCGCGCCGATGCCATGGCGGCCAGCCGCCGGCCGGTTGATCTCGGCGCCGGTCAGTTGCGCGAGATCAAATCCCAGAGCAATGCCGGGCATCGCATCTCCGAATTCGTCGGCGATCCGGAGGGCTGGATGGCGCATTTTAAGCAACCCATGCGCCAACGCGTGACCGGCCTCGGTCTGAAAACCAATTAAGGAAGGCATTTCATGTCAGGCGTAATTCTCAACCCGATCCAAACCACCAACGCGCAGCCCTCGTTTTACGTCTCGTCTGACGGTCTCGTTCAGGGCGCTGCCTTCCTCCAGCCGAATTCCCGCTATAACCTCGAACAGGGCAACGTGGCCGCTGGCAACGTGCTGTATGGCGGTTGCGCGGTTTCCGTGTCCATCGCGCCGAATACGGGGCTGCCCGGCACCAAGGAGCCGACGCTTGCGCTGGCCGGCTCCATTGCTGCTGTGAACGGTCTGGTGATTTTCGACCAGTCCGTGGCCATGATCAACACCCCGCAGAGCACTGTGCCTACCGCCAGCGCCGCGCAGTCCGTGTCGTTCGTTCGCATTGGGCAGAACACGCAGGTTGTGGTGGCGGCGGTTCCAACTCTTCTCGATCTCGATGGCGGCCTGATTACGCAACAGGTTTCCTGGGATTTCACCAACCAGCAGCTTATTCCGTATGTCCCGGCCTATGGCGCCGCGACTCCGACAGCGTACGCCTATACCTCGTCAACCGGAGCGCTTGCCCTGACGTTTGCCGCAGCCCCCGGCCCGATTGTGGGCGATGTGGTGACGCTGACCGGCTTTACCGGCGCCAACGTCGCCCTGAATGGCGCATGGCCGGTGACGGCGCTTTCCGGTGACGTGCTGACGGTGTCCGCGATTGCGGGCCTTGGCGCGCTTACCCCGACCGGGGGCACTTTGGTTGCCGGTGGTGGGGCTTTCCCATGCCAGATTCTCCAGGTTAGTTCCGGCAACTCCATGACTATCTCGTCTGCCGCCGGACTGTACAACTGGAATTACACCGGCACCGCCGCCTTGATCTCGTTCTAACGGAGCGCCAATGTCCTCGATCTTCCCGGCTTATGCCATCGTTCATCCGAGCTTCATCGAGCCGGACATTCTGCTCCAGTACAACCAGGTGTCGGGGGCGTTTGATTTGCTCGCCGGGGAGAACCCGCGAAACAAGATCGATACCGTTGACCAATACGTCTACATCAAGACCCTCTCGCTGCGTACGAGCGTGACCAGCGGACAGGGCGCGGCGAACAGCTTGCCCAGCGCCACGCTGGTGCCGCGCATGATCTCAACGCCAACCTATCTGGTTAGGACCCGCGCGGAATACGACCACCACGATACCGCCGCCGCAGGCGAGTGGGGTGTCGGCTTGCCGGAAGCATACCGTCTCGCCGGACGCCAAGGCATTTTCCAGCAGGCGCGCAATATGCTTCTGTTTGGGCGCAATCCGTCTCAGGGCGAAGGGCTTCTAAATACCAACGGCGCAACCGCCGTCGCGCTGCCGCCCGATACCAATGGAAACGATACTGTCCGCACCTATGACAACGGGCAGATGTCACTGTTCTTGCTGGGGCTGATCTCCAACATCAAGCAGCGCATGATGCAGATGGGTCAGCCTAACCGCATCGTGGTTTGTGGCCCCCAGCGCGTTCTGGCTTGGTGGTCCTATGTGGGCATCGTGCAGTTGACGCAGTTTCAGCGCGCGGGTGCGGGCAGCACCACTACGGGCGGCATGACAAAGGATGTCTTGCTCAGCAACGGCGACAAGATCGATTTCGCTTATGACGACACCTTGATCGGTAAAGGCACCAACGGTGCCGATGCGGTCATCTTCACCATTCCCGAGATCGTCAAGCCGGTTGGTTCCAAGATCAATACCGCCGAGTTCAACGGCCTGGAACCTGGCCTTGATGCGTGCGTGCTGATGTACATGGATATGGCGGCCCCGCGCGAGATCACGATGCCGCTGGCCGGCGGCGCCGTCGATACGGTGTTTGAGCAGAAATTCACATCAGGTTGGGCGCCTCGTCCCGAATCCGTGACCATTCTGTCAGCCGTGTATTAAGGAGACATTCGTGAAGCTCTATCTCGGAAACTCCACCAAACAGCGCCGCGAGTTCTATTATCGCGTTCCCGGCGAGGCCGTCACCGGCCCGCATCATTGCCTCGCAATTCCGCCGGGCCGTCAGGATACCATCCCCGGTGATCATACTCGCGCCGTACTGGATAGCATCATTGAGCCGTATCTCAAGCATGGTTGGAAAAATGTCTCTGAGCTGAGCCGGTCCCACGCTTTCGTCGGCATGTGCTACAGCTTCGACAAGCCGATCAGCGAGAATCTGCTCAACTACACCATCGACGCCAACGATGGTCATCTTGACGATGCGGCCAAGGATGAGCTTGTGAAATTCGCCATGGCGAATTCGGTGTTGCTGGAAAACGAAGACCCGAACGCGCCGCAGATCAAGCAGATCGATGTGTGCGTGGATGATATCCGCGATCCCCGCGACATGGCCCATACGCCGCGCGCGGATGGTGTTTCCATCACCAAGGCTCGGCCCGATCCCGTGCCGCGCAAACGTGCGCGCGCCTGATGAATGTCGGGGTTTACGCGTCCTTTCTGCCCTAATCTGGTTGACTTCACCACTTTCGTGACGACGGCCCCCGTACTGCCGACTGGATTGGCTATTCCAGGGGTGGCACTTCCCTCTGACGATCCATATATCGGATATGCTTTTGAGATCGCGGTGCGCATCGTCAATCGCGCCCTACAAGTCGTCAGTCCGTTGATTTACACCCTGGCTGTATATAATCTCGGCATGGATCGGCTGATTAATATCTGTCCGGATCAACCTGGGCAGACATATTTCTCCACGTTGCGCGGCGCTCCGCCAGCGGGATATGGCATCGCCTCTTTTGTTCCAGGTGTGGTGACGACCGCCTATGATGAATCGACCGGCTCAACGCTCACGGCGCCGGAATTCATG